GACAACACTCGTTATGTTGTTCTGTCAGATGGTACTGATCTTTGGCTACATGACTATGTTGGTGGTACATGCACACGGGTTACTGATCCAGATATGCCTACTCCACATCAACCCTATCCTATCTATCTAGATGGTTACATTTTTCTAATCAAAAGCAACACTGGAGATATTTACAACTCAGATGTTGATGATCCCTTTACCTGGATTTCAGGTGATTTTATCACCGCTGAGATTTCTAGTGATTATGCTCTTCGTATGGTGAAGGCTAAGAACTATTTAATTGTCCTTGGCTATAACTCTGTGGAGTATTTTTATGACGGTGCTAATGCTACTGGTTCTCCTCTTAGCCGAAACGACTCTCCTTTCCGTGGGGTTGGCTTGGTTACAGGCCTCAAAACGATTGGTGATACCACCTACTTCGTAGGACAAGATAACGAACAAAATCTCGCAGTATTTATGATTAACTCGTTCAAGGTAGAACGAATCTCTAATGCTGTAGTAGATAGAACTCTTCAGACAATTACATCAGGTGATAATGCTAAGGGCCAAGTGTTCTTAAGCCGAGATGGTTATTCTATCTCTTGTGATGGACACAATTTTTATGTGTTGGTTACACCACAGACAACTTGGGCCTATGATGTAGAAGAGAAATTTTGGTATGAGTTCAAAGGCAGTGATAATACAGGCCTAAAGGTAGAAGCTGTTTGGGGTATGTACGATGGTTCTACCTACATGGGCATTACTGGTCAAAGTGTTATTAGTATTATGAATCCAAGTGTCTACCAAGATTTTGGTGCCAACTTTAAATGCAGTCACACAACTAAAGACTACACAGCCGAGACTACTCGCTGGAAGATGATGAGTCGTTGTATGGTTATTGCAGACATGCACAACTATGTAGGAACCTCTAACATGGTTTTAACATGGAGTGATAATGATTGGGCTGATGGTGGTTCCACTATCGCACGCAATGTAAATCTATTTACTTCAAGTCCGTATATTCGTACAACTGGTAGATTTCGTAATCGGTCATTTAGACTCGATTACTCAGACAACTACCCATTACGACTTCGTGGTCTTGAGTTTGAAATTAATGTAGGAAATACCTGATGGCCTCAACTTTCTTTTCTCCGGGTACTGTAATTGCCTCTACTTGGCTTAATGATGTAAACACTGTTGTCTACAACCGTGCAATTAATTATACATCCCCCCAAGAATATGGTGCTGTGGGAGATGGTGTTAGTGATGATACCACTGCTTTACAGACAATGCTTGCTGCGCAGCTCAACATTGATTGGGGTGGTGCAGATAAGAGTTATCTAATCTCTGGTGCCTTACAGCTTCGTACAGGACATTATCTAGCAGCTCATGGAGCAACAATCACCCAATCTGCCGCAAACACAGAAACCTTTAATGGTGTTGCACAAAGCAATATTACCATCTTGGGTTTCAATGGTGTTGGTAAAACTACTGATTACATTGAATCTGATTCTTCTCGTGCTGTGTTCTTCTATGGAGAAACGTCTGGAAGTAATAACTATGTCAACTTTAATACCCTAACTGGTTATAGTTACACAGCGGTTCGGTTTAAGGCAAACACAAACAGCGGTGCTTCCTATAACAAGATTGTTGGACCGGGTACTCCTATCCTCACCCCTATTACTTCGGGTAAGAATTATGGGCTGTTAGCTGATGCCAACTGTGACGGTATTTTGTTCATGGGTAACTCCATTTCTAATACTGCCCAGGGCCTTCGTATTGAAACATCGAAACGAGTTCGTTCCTCTGCCAATAACATTTTTGGTATCGTAGGACAGCATGGTATTTATGCCGGTTCTGGTTTAGAAGATATTACAATTGATGGTAATACTATTAATACCACAGCTCTTAATGGTATTAAGGTTCAAGCATTCGATGATGCTCTAGCTGATAATAAACGTATCAGTATTATTGGTAACTCAGTGTATAATACGGGTGACCAGGGCATTATTGTTTACAACGCTACTGGCGCAGCGGCAACATATAAAGTTCGCGGTGTCACTATTACCGGTAATACTATTGATACTACAGCCGGGCAAAGTATTTATCTAGGTAATATTGTTGGTGGGGTTGTATCAGGAAATACTTGTAATTTAGCTGGTCAGTCGGGTATTGCCATGATTGCCTGTACGGCCCTACGTGTTAGTGGTAATACTGTTACTAATTCTGTACTAACTGGTATTCGAGACCTTGCTGCTAATACCAATGTCACTGTAGAGAATAACACTGTGTACAATTGTGCTTCTAATGCAACAGTTGGTGATCGCTTTGGTATCTACTTTGGTGCTGGTACTAGTATCTTCATCAATGGCAATACTGTCTCTGACGACAATGCCAAGATGGAATATGGCATCTATATCTCTGGTGGTACACAAACCACTATGGGTGTTCGTAACAATGTTGTCCTGAATTCAACTGGTACAGCGTCACGCTTTATTGCAGCAACCTCTATGTTGTACTACAAGGATAACAACTGGACCGGCACTGGTGGTGCTGTTACCAATGAACCAATCCCGCCAACTGTAGCTAGTGCAGCAACTATTACTTTACCACAGGGTTGGGACACTTGCTATATCTCGGGTACAACCGACATTACTTCTATCACTCCAGCCGGCCATTCAGGTTCTTCTAAGCGACTTATTTTCTTAGGTGCGCTTACATTTACTAATGGTAGTAACCTTAAACTTGTGAGTAATTTCGTTACAACAGCTAACGATCAAATCATATTAAGTGGTGATGGTACCAATTTCTATGAGCAAGGCAGAGCAGTTCTCTAATGGCTGATGTAGTTCCTCCATTTCCTGTAGATGCTCCTTTCGGGAGCTACACAGCAGTTGATTGGTATCAAAAAGTTAGACGTGCTATTAACGATGCAACAAACATCTCATGGTCACAAATCTCTGATTTTACAGGTAGCAATTTAACTCAACTTACCACAAGAAATTATTCTGATCTACAGGGAATTCCATCGAACTCGGTGGTTCTTCCTTTAGCAAAGATTACAGGTGGTGGTGCCAATGGTAGCATCACTGTTGTCAATGGCTTAATTACAGCCTTCACGGCTCCTACATAATATGTTTGATTCAGGTGGCGATTCAGGCTTTTCATTAGACTCCATGTATACAGGGGGAGTGAATTTCTCTCAACCTGCTATTGATCCAGCAGCTCCCCAGGTTGCTCTTCAGGATGATAATGAAAATAAGAAGTACAACCCTAACAATCCTCTGGCCTATTACCAGAACAACAGTCCATTTTCCTATACCTACAATCCTGCTCAAACACTAACGCAGGGACAGGGAGAAAGTGGAGATGGTCCTGTAACTTATGACCAAGGTGCTCAAATGCTTTCCAGCAATGGACGAGCCCTAGACCTTGGTGCAGATAACACTTTCCGTGATGTCTTTGATAAACCCGGTGGTGCCGGTGAACGGGAGAAGGTTGGGGTTACCTATCAATATGATCCCACAAGTGGTTCTAGCACTCCTACACAGGCTCATGAGTTCTTCCAAGGAAGTGATTGGGCTGGTACATGGATGCCTGTTCTACAGGCTCTAGCACCGGTTCTAACGGCTGGTATTGGTGGTGCTTATGGGGCAGGTAGTTTTGGTGGTGGTGCAACTGCTGCCGAAGGTGCTACATGGAACCCCGCTTTAATTGATTCCTACCTAGGTACTTCTGGTTATGGTGCTAGCTCTGCTAGTGGTTTAGCTGGTGGTGCTACCGCAGGTGGATTTGATGGTGGAGATGGTGGAGAAGGACTAGACACGGGTGGAGAGGATTTTGTAAGAAGTTCTTCCGACCGCGCTGCTCAATATAACAACACGGGTTATGGTGCCGGTAAAGATTCCTTCCTACAAACGGTAGGAAATGGTGCTCTACGAGGTGCTGGAGTTAATGGTGCTATGACAGCCGCTCAAGGCGGCGATATGAATGACATTCTAAAGAATGCAGCAATTGGTGGTGTTACGGGTGGAGTTGGTGGTGGTATTAGCTATGCTAATCCTGCTGAATACGCAGGTATCTCTGACCCAAGTTATCAACGTTATGCAAATAATGCGCTATCAGCTAGTGTTAATGCTGGAGCAACTGGTGGAAATATAGGACAGGCACTAGGTCGTAGTGCCATTGGAAGTGGTGTTAATTATGCAGGCAATGGTGTTGCCAACTATGTCAATTCAGGAGGTGGTGATATGCCATTAGGAGATATGCCAGATATTGGTACTCTAGGCGGAACAATGCAGGGTGAAGGTAGTCAGCTGGGTGAAAACAGTGCCACCTTAGGTGGTATGGGTAGCAACCTACAAGCTGGTGCCGATGCTGCTGCATCATACAATACTCCACAGATGGGAAGCAATCCCTTTATGCCAATGGTTCAACAAGCTCTTGGCTTGGTTGCTCCTAATGGTTCTGGTGGTGTATCAGGTAATGGCCTAGGAAACATGACAGGCTCTCTAATGGGCCTCTATTCTGCTTATCAGAAGCGCAAGCAACTGGGACAGCTACAGGGTGGTCTACAAGGTCTTTATGGTCAGGACAGTCCTTATGCACAGAATCTTCGTTCTCAGCTTGCCCGTCGTGATGCTGCCGGCGGTCGCCGTAGTCAATATGGTCCGCGAGAAGTGGAACTACAAGCAAAGCTGGCGGGACTTAATGCACAGATGGCACCAACGCTAGCAAATATTATGGGCCAGCACAATGGTGCTACAAACATGGGCCTATATAACATTGCTCAATTATTTAACGGTACTGGTGCTGGACAGAAGATTGGTGGAATGGCTGGTGATTGGGGTCAAAGCCTTTATAACCAACTATTCGGTAGTCCAATGGCTGGTGCCAATGTTGGCCCACAAATGGAGGGATAAATGGATTTCCCACAAGTAGCCCCACAAAATCTAGAAGCCATCTTTAGCCAGAATCCTGGCATGTGGGGGATGGCTCAAGACTACATGCAACGTGCTAATCAGGGCAATGATTTGTCTATGCAGCATCAGCAACTTGCTAATCAATATGAACAACAAAGCCAACCCTTTAGACTAGCACAGCTAGGACTTCAGAATGACACTACTCGTGCTCAACTTCCTGGTGTGGGTGCCCGTAGCTCTATGGATGTTCGTAAGAATGCCAATGAAGAAACTCTTAATCCAGACATGCTTAAGGATGTTCTTGGTAAATATAAGTCAGCAGAACTCAAGCGCCATGTAGATGACCTAGACAATGTTGGTACAATGTTCCGACAATATGCCTCACAGGTAGAAAATGGTACACTTCCTGGACAGAAGCCAGCAGATGGTCTTAAAGCCCGTTTAAAGGCCGCAGGACTAGACAACCTTATCAACCCTGAGTGGGACAATTTAGATGCCCCTACGCTCTCTAAAACACTTAGTACCATTGGGGATCAAATTGGCAACGAAAGTACAAAATATCGCAGTGCGATTGATCTTCACGCAGCTAAAGCGGAAGCGGCCCAAGGTCTTGCAGATAAGAAAATTGCTGCTGCTAAGGAACTAGAAGCTCAAAAAGCAGCTAGTCGTCTTGCTCTACAGAAAGCCATTGATGCTGCTAAATCAGCAGCTGGTGCTAAAGACCCCAAGACTTGGGAAGCTCTTGCAGCTAGTGCAGTACAACATGCTGCACAAATGGAGGAAGGTCCAGAGAAAGATCAAGCTGTTGCTCTTGCACAACAAGCACAGGCACAAGCCATTGCTCTTAAGAGTGCTGGTGTGGTTGCTGGACAAGCTGGTAAAATTGATACCCCAGCAGTGGCAAATCTTCCTTCAATTCAACAAGCTGCTCCTCCTACAATTGCTATTCCTCCTAAACCTGGGAAAGCTTCTCCGGCCCCCGAGGGTCGTATTAGGGTTGTAGGACCAGATGGTAAGACAGGAACTATTTCTGCTGCCAATAAAGAGAAGGCTCTAGCTGCTGGATATAAATTAGCCGATTAAGGAACACATGGACCTCGATTTTCAACCTGATGATAGTTTAGACTTTGAGCTAGACTTTCAACCCGACGAGGCTCCGAAAGGGGCCTCCTCTCCTTATATTGCCCCAACAGGTTCTATGCCTGTTACACGGGAGGAATTATCTTGGGGTAGAGAAGCACGTACCAAACCAAAGAAGAGTTTGCTTACCCGTGTTGGTGAAGAGGCTGGGGGTATGGCAGATGCAGCCGGCCGTCTTATTGTAGGCGGCGGTGCGTTTGCTCTTTCCACCCTTCCTGCTGCTGCCAATCGTATTAATGAACATCTTCAGGGCCGTGGTAATCAAGGTTCTCTAGAGCATGATATTGAAACCCTGTCTAAGAAGATGACTGATGCTGTCTTCTATAACGATCAGGGTATTCCAGAAGCAGGTGAGAAATATAATGATGCAGTGAATGAGGCAATCAACCGTGTTGGTATGCCTATGCTGGGTCATCATCTTCCTGGACGTCTAGCAGTTCCTTCTGCTAAGGAACTTGCTAAATTCTCTGACGTTGGTAAGAAGATGGAAGAGTTGAAAGCTGCAAATGAGGCAGCTCGCAATGCTGAGGTTCTTAAGAAGGACTTCAAGGTAGACGACATTCCACAGGAAGTGAGAGATGCTCAAAGTGTCTTGAATGCTCAGGATGCTGGTGGGGCTTTTAAGCCAGAAGCAGTTGCTCCTGATCTGTCTAAGCAAATGGAGCTACCATTTACTAATTCTCCTGTAGAGAAGATGGCCTTTGAGAAAGCTGCTGAGTCTCCTCAAATGGATTTGTTTGCTAAGGGAGAAGACCCCCGTATTATTTCTAATGAAGCAGAAGCTGCACGTAATGCAGCCGGAGAGCAAGCGGCTAGAACAGCCGAACAGGAAGTTAAGGCTAGAGAAATTGAAGATGCTCATACAGCTAGACAACAAGAACTAGCACTAGAGCCTGATCCCGTTGTACGGGAGATGAAGGTAATTGAGTCTAGCACCTTGCGTGAGCAAATGTTAGAAGACCTACAAGATCAACTAACTGCTTCAGCCTATAAGGCAGACCGTGTACGTAAAATGCGTACTAGTCGCTTTGGTGGTGGTGAGAGTGGCTCTGCCCCTGTAATTAACCACATTGCTAAACTCATTGAAGACACAGCTAAGAAAGGTGCAGACGCACTTCGTGATCTTCATGGTACTCTATACAAGCAATATGCTGATAGCGGATATAAGAATAAAGCCTATCTTGATGCTGCCCATGAAGTAGTTCAACGAGAAGTGCAAGTTCGTAAACAAGAACAGTATGTAGACAATGTAAACAATCCAAAAATGGGTGTGGTTGGTCCTAGTGGAGAAACACATATCCCATCTGGTACCAAGGTAATGGCTACACATGGGGTTAAGTTTAAAGAACCTACCCGTGCGACTGTTGTTGGTGAAAAGCAGATGCAGATTAATGGACAGCCCTACCGATTTCCAGTTGTGGATTTTGGTAATGGAGAGGTTCGTACTCTAGGTTATGGGGATGTTAAACAAGTTTTTGGTGGTCCTAAATTTACTCCCCCAAAAAATCAACGGGGGTCTGCCCCAGTTATCAATGATGCTGCTAAACTCTTTGAAAAGGTTTTAGGTAAGACAGGCGACTTTTTCCGTGAGCCTAAGCCAGCTAAAGAAATCTTAGAGCAAGCTCTTTTAGAGAAAGATGGGCGTGGGGTGAACTCCCTAGAGGCAGGTGGCAACCTTACAGCAGAGAAGCGCAACAGCACCTTCATCCGTGAAGGAGTGCGTTGGATTCAAGGAGCAATTAAGAAAGCAGAAGAAACAGACCGCATCTTTGTTAAGAGTTCGGAAAAGGATTTTAAGAAGCTTTCACGTCAAGAGATTTCTGACCTAGCTGATGTAGTTAAAGAGGAGATGTTCAATCGCTCTATTACACCAGAGCAGGTGCTACAACTAGGTCTTACAAAGGATCAACTTGCTGCTTACAACTCAATGCGTCAAATGCATAATGAGGCATGGCGTCAGCAGAATGAAACACGTATTAAGCAAGGCCTTGCTCCAATCACTAAACAGGAATACTATCTGTCTAGCCGTTGGAAAGGAGACTTCCGTCTACCAGTGCATGATGCCCTAGGTAATATTAAGTGGTATCTAGCAGCCGATAGTCGCTTTGGTTTAGAGCGTCAATGGAAAGCTTTGTCTAAGAAGTTTCCAGAGCTTGTTAAAGGACAGGAACACGTTGTAAAGACGTCTAAGAACATTAACGATATTCAAGGCACCTTGGCTAATGCCATTGATGTTCTAGGTCGTAATGATCCTGCTGTGCTACGTCTTAAGGAATGGGCAGAACAGCAAGCTGTTGTAGAGGGCCGTGGTGCCCTAGGACAAGAGAAGCATTTTGAGAACAAGGCCAATGTACGTGGTTTCGTAGGTGATCGTCCTGGTAAGGGAGGTCATGCAGAAGCCATTGAGCTATTCCAACAGCAAATGCAATATGCCCGTAATGCCTTTAAATGGGCAGAGCTACAGAAGGCTACAGATGGGCTTAAGGAGGTTATGAACTCTCCTGAGCTAGCAAAGCAACAGCCAAATAACATGGCCTACATGAAAGACTACATTCGCAATCATATGGGGATGGGAGAAGCTAAATGGGTTGCTGCTCTTGAGGATGCTCTACGTAGTAAGGGACTTTCTCCTCATGTAATTGGCACTGCCGTAGGCGGAGCTAAAACACTATTCATTATGCAGAAGATGGCTATGTCAGCAGGCTTTGTCCTGTCCAATGCCATTCAGCTTGTTAACATTCTTCCTCATATGATGAAGGAATCTCTAAACCCCGCCTATCAAGCAGCAGCAGTGGCACAGGGTCTTGTACTAGGTCCTATGATGGCCCTAGGACATTACATCAATGCTATGGGCGGTAAGAAGAACATCCATACAATGCTTCAGGATAAGTTTATCACTGATGCTATGAAATATGCTGAGGTCAATGGTATTACAGCTCGTTCTGTTCTGGATGAAAGTCCTATTAGCAATTCATTCAGTGCTCTAGGTAAGGTGGAAAACTTCGCAGGTCAAACTCTTAGTATTCCAGAAACTGTTTTACGTAGCACTGCTTATATGATGGCTACTAGTCTTCTACGTGCCACTGGTAAATTTGGTAAGGATCATCTTGCCCTCTTCCAGAAGGCAGAAGAAATGGTTAACATTGCTATGGGTGACTATCGCCAAGGTGAACGTGCTACAGTGTTTAGTAAGCTAGGTACAGCAGGGAATGCTTTAAACACCCTACAAACCTACCCAATGAACTTCTACCAGCAATACAACCTAATGGCTAGACAAGCTCTTAAAGGTAATGTAGCTCCAATCATTGCTATGCTAACAGCACAAGGACTTGTGGCAGGTGCAATGGGAGTTCCTGGATTTAACGAAGCAGATAAGCTTATTGATTGGTTCAAGGGTATGGTGAGTAATGAAACTTACGCCAAGATTAAGGATGTTTCTTTAAAGGAAGCAGTGCTTAATGCTGGTGGTCAAAGTGCTCTATATGGTCCTCTGTCTACTGAAACTGGTGTGGGCCTAACCTCACGGGTTACAGCTCCGGGCTTAACAGATATGGTGACATCTCCCGCTGGTCCTGGAATTGATTTAGCCAAGCAAATGGGTTCTCTAGGAAACCTAGCAATGGACCCAATGAACCAGGATAAACAAACACAGGCCCTAGTAAACTCTGTTCCTACCGGTCTACAGGGGGCAATGGAAACAGGTCCTTTACGTGACCGTATGAGTGTTCCTGCTGCTGATGGTAAACGTATGTATCGCAAGACTACAGATGTAGCTGACCACAAGGGAATGTATGCTAGAACTCCTGAAGAGGAAAGCTTACGTACCTGGGGTCTACGTAGTCAAGGAGAAGTGTTTGAGAAGGACATGGCCTATCGCCTATCACAGAAGGAACAAGAAACTACTAAACGTGGTGGATCAATTATCAATGACATTTATGCTGCGTCTCGTCGTCAAGACGTAAAGCAAACACAAGAACTTGTAAAACTTTATGTGCAAATCACTGGTAAGGAACTAACCAACACACAGATTGAAAAGCAAATTATGGATGAATATACCTCTGCTTTCCAACGTGCTGTGGGGAATGCCAAGACAGTAGATGCCCTAAAGGCAGTAAAGCAAATGCAAGACTTCTTTAAGGAAAAGCATGCAAATTAGTTATAATGGGATTAATGCCCTCAAAGAACATGAGGGTCTTCGACTCCAAGCCTATAGAGATACAGGGGGAGTCTGGACAATTGGCTATGGCACCATTAAGATTAATGGCAAGCCAGTAGAGCAGGGAATGACATGCACACGGGAGCAGGCAGAACAATGGCTCTATGCTGACCTTGCGTGGGCACAAACAGCAGTTAACAAGCTTGTTAGAACTGTGCTTGCTCAGAATCAATATGACGCACTTGTGTCGTTTGTTTACAACATTGGTGAAGAAGCTTTCTCCAAGAGCACTATGCTACGCAAGCTAAATGTGCAGGACTATATTGGCGCTGCCAAGGAATTTGATCGATGGGTGAATGACAATGGTAAAGTGATTCCAGGTTTGGTTGCTAGGCGACGAATAGAGAGAGATATGTTCGAGGGCCACCCGAACTAACAAAAGTATAGGCGTAGAAAAGCCCCCTTGGATTGCTCCTTGGGGGCTTTTTTGTTGGTAGCTTCAGACTAGTCTGTCACCTGAACTATGGAGTTTCACAGAACCCACCAACACAACTGAGTTCATGCATGTTCATATTAGCATCATCAACCTCAAATTGATCGAAATTCTCCCAGTCGATCTTAGGCATTGCTGCCTGCAGATTGGCAAATTCCGCCTGAGTAATATCCTGATAAGGAGCCTGTTGATATACATGGTCATTGTGTGGCAAGAAGCTAACTCCTCCAATGTCGTTTAAATGTTGATAGACCCAAGCACCTACTTCCATCCATTCATCCTCTTTCACATAGACAGTGATACTAGGATTATGCTCACACCAGCTAGATTTAAAAACCAGATAGTGTTCGAGCACCTGGATTGCCGTTCGTTCATGGCGAGTGATACAACCGTTAGGAGCAGCGATAGGGAAACTAAACACCACGTTACTGGGGTTGGTGACATCTAGCTCATTCGGAAGACCCGCTTCCTTAAGGAATACAGCCAAGGGGTCTTTGACATCTGCACGTACAGTACGCACATAATACTGACTATGTCTAGTATGAATGCCAGAAGCAGAATCAGCCAACTGGCTGACAGTACCGGAAGGCTTAACAGTAGTGATGCTAGTAGAAGGGTTAATACCAATCTTTGCAGACCACTGCTTGTTAGTTTCAATAGTCGCATCTTTCAGTTGCTCCAACGCTTCTCGAAGATTAAAATCATTCTCGAAGCTTTCATCATCAAAATACATTTGTGAACCACTTAATACTGCATGGTCCATAATACCAGTCATGCTTACACCTAACAGACGTTCTTCCTCAGCATTTACTTGCCACTGCTTTCGGATGTATTTGAAGTCTGTTAGAGTGCTTTGGAAAGTTCCAATGATAGTGGCAAGCCTAACTTTTCGTTCAAGGTCCGCGAAAGAATCTCCAGATCGTACAATAACTTCGCTAAGGTTGCAGAATCCGAACGGGCGGAGAATAATCTCACCGCAGGGGTTAGTTCCCCATTCGTGATTTGGATCACGGCGGCCTGTAGACTCTGCCTGCTTCTTTGCAGAGATTCGATTAAAGATTCCACGTTCTCCAGACTTAGACTCATATAAGCTATGCCATTCCTTCATAAAGATGCCAATGTCTGGCTTCTCTGTATATGCAGCAGAGATGTTTGCTAATGCACGTTGTGTATCGTCTACCCACCATTGTCCGTTCTTGTAGTTGCGCATACGTTCATCTGTGAGGTTTGATAGACAGATAAGCGCAGATCGCCGCACCCCCCCAACCACGACAACTTGCGCAATCTTACATACCAAGTCTGAGCATTCAACGG